TGGGATTTGATTCTATTAATGTAATTAAAGTAGCAGGCAATGAAGATACTATTGACCCTGATGGAATTGATATATTTAAAAGAGGTTTTGAAAGATACCAACAATTAAGAACAGTTTACGGCAACACAGTACCTACAAAATATTTAGGCACTAACGCAGCAACATTTTATGAGACTGTAAACAATCTTATGAGAAATACTAACATGGGACAAGAGAGAGCGATTATGAAAGCTTATGAAGCTATAACTAATCCTACGTCTAAATATGCAAATACAAATGTAAACAAAGATGATGTGTATGAAGAAGTTCAAGGAAAATTTGATAAATGGTTTGACGAAGGTATTCCATGGATAGGTGGAGTTGTCGGAGTTAACAAAGAAGATTTACCAAACTGGGTTAAAGCTATAACAAGAGATTATCCTACATTTGATTGGGATGATGTTGATATGTCTTTAGTTTCACAAAGAGCAACAATGACTGCTGTCACTATGATGAAAGCAGGAATGAGAAAAGAAGACGCAATTAAATTTGCTATTGAAGAAGTATCAACAAGACATACTTTAGTTGATGGTGTTTTAATTAATAACTCATCTTTTCCTGCCGCAGACCCAACTAAATTAACTGAAAAAAGTAGAGCAATTGCTAAGAAATTTGAAACTGTTTGGATGGAAAAATATAAAGAAGAAGGCAAACTTGAAGGATGGTTTAATGAAGGTGATATACCTTTAGTTGCTGATAGAAAAGGTGATTTAAAATACTATGCAGAAGATTTAGTAGTACGTCCTTTTAAAAGTGGATTGTTAGTTTTAACAGATAAAAATTCTCAGTTACCAGTTCTTACACCAGATGGAAATTTTGTAATTGTTTCTACAGGAGACTTTATGGATGGCTCTGTTGAAGAGATGATGATTAACGATAAGAAAATGAAAATTATAATAGAGAACGCAAACAATCAAAAGAAATTAATGTTAAATACACAAAAGAAGGTTAATAAATGAACGAAGAATGGGTAAACCAATTTTTAGAAATACTTGCTGAAGATGAAGGAACAGAAGGAAGAAAAGTTGCTTTGGAAGGTGGTGTAGGAACTAGAGGTTATGGTATAACACACATAGCTGACGGTCTTAAAAACTTTTTAAGTTTTAATAAACTTAATGCTGAAGAAATGTCTGACAAAGATTTAGCCAAACAAATTGTTCTTTATAATATAGAACAAATGAAAAAAGATGTTGGTGAAGACACTTGGAATAATTTACCAAACTCAATGAAAATTGTAGCTTCAGACCAATATTATAATTCTGGAAAATTATTTAATGGTTTTAAAAGTGATTTAATTAGTGGAAATTATGAGTCTGCATTAAAAAATACGTTAGATATTATTTCAGCTAATGACCCTGCAACAGGAACAAATGCTGTAATGAATGGTTTAATTAATAGAAGAATTAGAAACTACAATAGAGCTGCAAACGATTTAGGATTTAGTCAAATTACAAATTATACAGTAGGAGATTCTTTAGTTGAAGGAAAGAAAACTGCTGTTACATATTCTTACAATAATGGTGACCCTTTTGTTGTAAACACAAGTGGAAGTATGCACAGTCAATCGCTAAAAAAAAGTGACACAAGTTTAATTGATAATCAGTTAAAAGCAGACGCTTTACGTATGGATGGTTCATTGCCAGAAGTTATGATGAACCCTTATATAGATGATGAAGCTAAAACAGAAATTCTTAAAACAGAAACAGAAAATGTTTTTTCAGTAGATAATATTACAAATACAGTAGGAAATGCTATTGATGGTATAAGAGAATACAACACACAAGCTGAAGAAAATGCTAAAATTATTCCAGAATTGATTGAAGGCTATAAAGAGATTGATAAAGAAACTGAAGCAATGGGTCAAAAGTTTGAAACTGACTCAGCAAAAGATTTTATAAATAATATAGAACCACCACAATTGTGGAATTTAGATTATGCTACTCCTTATGATAAGGAAGACTTAGACCAAATAGCAAATGTAACTTACAAAAGACAACAAGATTTAAAAAAGAAATACACTTTAGGTGAAGCAACAAAAAGCGCATACGAAGATGAAATGATTGCTACTAATTTGTACAAACAGTTTAGTAGAGAAGATTTAGCGCCTGACCCTAATTTTGTTTTAACATCAGAATTAATAGATGAGTTAATGGTTGATTTACCACAAGACTATATGGAAGAATTTGCACACGCACATAGTTTGGCACACGCTCAACAAATAAGAGAACAGTTATTAAAACATTTAACACTTGAAGATAAAATTAATTCTCAAGGTGTTGGTAAAGGAACTATGTTAAGATTGTTGGCTGCGTTTACTGACCCCGCTGCGTGGACAGCAATTGTTGCTACAGATGGGTTGTTAGCGCCAATTGTTGCTTTACAAAAAAGTGCAAGAGCATATAGAATTTTAAGAAAAGCAGGTGCAGGTGCAGTATCAATTGGTGCAATAGAAACTTATCTTGCTTCACAAAGACCAGATTTAGATATTGATAATGTTATGCACGGTGTGATGACTGGTGCATTTCTTGGTGGTTTGTTTGGAATAAGAAGACCAAGAATTAAAAGTAATGATTTTACAAAAACATTCAAAAACACTATGGACGAAAGTGATACTAAATTAATTAGAGATGATGGAGGTTTTGAACCACCAACAGGAAACAACAGTAATTTAGTTCCTGGTCCTAATAATCCTAACCCTGTTAAACCAAATGGTGAAAGAACTTTTGATTGGTATGACCCTAATTACGACTTAGCGTTACACACAACTAAAAGACCAGACGGTAGGTTTGAAGTTAGAATGATAGAAAATCAATCTGGAAAACCAGATGAATTAATTATGCAAGTTAATAAAGACGGAACAGTCGAAGTAAGGAAATGTAAATAATGGCAAAAAAAATATGTAATTGGGATGAAGCAAAACCAGAAGGTACTTTTGACAGCAAAGCTACAGCTAATGAGTATGTTAGAGGTAGAATGGCAGAGTTTAATATTCTTCGTGACGCTGATTTGACACCAGAGACTTGGGCTAGAGCATTTAGATTTGATTTTTCTGCTGCAATGGCTTCAACACTTAGTGACAAAATGAGAAAATTTGGAAGTCTTTTAGTTAGAGACTCAACGCCAAAAAAAGGAAATACAAATTATACGAGACCAGTAACTATATCTGAAGTTAAAGATATGAACGTAGATAGAATGATGGTTTTATATCACGTACCTCATACAAACTTTTTAAAAAAATGGTTAATGGAACAAAAGAAATTAGGAAGATACAAATGGAATAGTCCTAATAACAATTTAGTAAGAAAAGAATTTAATGATTTAGTAGGTAGAGCAATTCGTGGTGAACAAATTGCATTAAGTGAATTAGGCTATACTACTGGTGAAGCACAAAAATTAATACAACAAATGGCTAAAGTACAAAGTCAATTGTTAAATGAGCAATTACAAATGCTTAAAATTGTAGGTGTAGAAGGTGCTGAAAATATTGTAGATAATTTTAATTATTTAACAAGAGTTCACAATCCAATCAAATATCAAAAAATATTAGATGACCCTACAAAAGGTTCACAATATCTTAAAGTATTTTTAGTTAATGCAATGGAAGACACAATGCTTAAAGGTGTAAAACAAAAACCTTTAACAGCAGCTCAAAAAATGACTATTGCAGAAAATTTAATAACTGTAGTTAATAGGTCAAACTTTTCTAAAGGTGGAGTTAACTTAGACCACATTGTAACTAGTATGCAAAAACGTGAAACATTTAGAAGAATGATGCAAGAGCATACAAATATGGTTGATGAAGAAATTGATGCTTTAATAAATAGAATGTTTAAAGTTAAACCAGGAGAACAAGTTTCTGGTTCATCATATTTAAAAAGAAGAATTAGATTTAATGAAGGCTATACAGACGGAAGAACAAACTTTTCAGATTTATTAGAAAATAATGCTGAAGCATTGTTTATGAATTACACACACAGTGCAATGGGTGACATGGCTTTAGCGTATAAAGGAATTAAATCTAGAGGTGACTTTCAAAGAATTAGACAAGAAATTGTAGAAAGCTATGACGCAAATCCAAAAGCTAGTGCTACTAAAAGAGCAGTGTGGCAGGCAAAAAATGAAATACAAGCTATGGATATGGCTTATGCTTATATTAAAGGCAGACCACTTGCAGAAAATCCAACTGGACTAGCACCAACAATAGGAAGATTTATTCGTAAATTAAATTACTCAAGGGTGATGAACCAAGTTGGTTTTGCCAATATGTCAGAGATGGGTAACGTTACTGGTTTAATTGGTTGGAATGCTACATTAAAAAATGTTCCTGAATTAAGACGTATGATGAAACGTTTAGAAAACGGTGAGCGTGTAGATGAATTTATTAGAGAAATAGATTACACAATGGGTGGAATAGGTAACCACTCTATTATTCAACAAGTTACAAACCGACTAGATGATTTTGGAAGTAGTATGTCTGATGATGTTATTACTACAGCAGAAAACAAACTAGACCAAATGAACAGATTTACTAACACATACTCTGGTCAGTTTATGAGTACCTCTGCTATGCAGATAGTAACTGTTTCTGAGTTTACACAAATATTTGGTAGATGGGCTGTTGGTAAAGGTAAACATCCTTTTGCTAAATTAAGATTTGGTAAAAACAGAATGTCCGATGTTCAAATGCAAAACAGAATGGATGACTTAGGTATAAGTCCATCTATGATGAAAAAAATTCAAAATGAATTTAAAGCACACACAAGTTGGACTAAAGGTGAACTTGGAACTAGAATAACTAAAACTAATTTTGACAAATGGTCTAATGAAACTAGAGCAGTTTACATTATGGCTATGAGAAGACTTGCACATAGAACAATTCAACAAGCTGATATAGGTGAAAAAGCATACTTTGGATTTTTAAAAGAATACGGAATGAATGCAGACGGACACTTAGGTCAAATAGCATATCAGTTTAGAAGTTTTATGTTTACATCTTGGGCTAAACAATTTTTGTATGGTCTAAAGATGAGAGACGCTATTGTGTTTGACCAATTTATGAACTCAATGTTATGGGGTTCTTTAATGTTCTCAGCACAAACTTCTCTAGCAGGTTTAGTACATCCAAACCAAAAAGAATTTTATAAAAACAGATTAAATCCGGCAACAATAGCTAAAGCAGGTTTTCAAAGAGCTGCGTTTGCTTCCTTGTTACCAATAGGTGCTAACATTATAGGCTCTGCTTATACTGATAACCCTATATTTGGATACAGAACTAGTGGACTTGATACAAACATTATAACTGGTAACCCAACTTATTCTTTAATATTTCAAAAGTTGATACCTAGTTTAAAAGCTGTATCACAATCTACTTTTAATCCAGAAAGAACATTCTCTCAAGCAGACGGAAATAAGGCTATAGGAATATTACCTTTTTATAACTTAATAGGATTACAACAATTTTTGAGAGCAATAACTAGTGAACTTCCTAAAGACCGTCAACAATAACAATAAGTACCCATATTAGAAGAAGAAAAGGAGTGTATAAATGGCAAATTCATTTGTAAGGTACACAGGAAATGGCTCAACCACACAATATGCAATAAGTTTTACATATCGTGACCAGGCTGACATTACTGTAACAATTAATGGTGTAGCTACAACTGCTTTTACTTATAACTCAGCAGGAACTCAAATCACATTTTCTTCACCACCGGCTAATTTAAGTGCTATTGAAATTAGACGTAGAACAAGTCAAACTTCAAGATTAGTTGATTATGCGGCAGGTTCGGTTTTAACTGAAAACGATTTAGATACAGACTCAAACCAAGCTTTCTTTATGGGACAAGAAGCTATTGATGATGCAGGTGACGTAATTAAAATTGATAGTGCAAATTTTCAATGGGACGTACAAAATAAAAGATTAACAAATGTTGCAGACCCAGTAGATAATACTGATGCTGTAAACAAACAATTTATCTCAACTAACATACCTAACATCACAACAGTTGCAGGTATTAGTTCAGATGTAACAGATGTTGCTAACATAGCTTCTGATGTCACAGCAGTTGCAAATGATGCTACAGATATTGGTACTGTGGCTAGTAACATAGCTGATGTATCAACTGTTGCTACAAATATAAGTGATGTAGTTACAGTAGCAAATGATTTAAATGAAGCAATTTCTGAAATAGAAACTGCGGCTAACGATTTAAATGAAGCTACTTCAGAAATAGATACAGTATCAAACAATATAGCTAACGTAAATACAGTCGGTACAAATATTGCCAATGTAAATACTGTTGCAGGAAATAATACAAACGTAACAACAGTTGCTAGTAATAACGCTAATATATCGACAGTAGCAGGAATATCAGCTAATGTAACTTCAGTTGCAGGTATATCAGCAGATGTAACAAGTGTTGCTAATGATGCTGCAGATATAGGAACTGTTGCTACAGATATTTCTAATGTAAATACAGTTGCAACTAATGTTGCTAATGTAAACACAGTAGCAGGAAACAATGCTAATGTTACAACAGTAGCAGGAGTAAGTTCAGACGTTACGACTGTTGCAGGTATTTCTTCTGATGTAACTTCAGTTGCAAATAACAATGCTAACGTAACGACAGTTGCAGGTTCAATAGCTAACGTAAATAATGTTGGTGGTTCTATAGCTTCAGTTAATACTGTTGCTTCAAACCTTGCTTCAGTAAACAGTTTCGCAAATACATATTTAGGTGCTAGTGCAACTGCACCAACACAAGACCCAGATGGTTCAGCTTTAGATTTAGGGGATTTATATTTCGATACAGCTTCAGACACCATGAAGGTCTACTCAAGTGGTGGTTGGATAAACGCAGGTTCAGCAGTTAATGGAACAGCAAACAGATTTAAGTACACAGCAACAGCAAGTCAGACAACATTTACTGGTGCTGATGATAATGGAAATACTTTAGCCTACGATAGTGGGTTTGCAGATATTTATTTGAATGGAGTTAAACTTGTAAATGGTTCAGACTTCACAGCTACTACAGGTACTTCAATCGTACTTTCTAGTGGTGCTTCAGCTAACGATATTTTAGAGGTGATTGCCTATGGTACATTCACTTTATCTAACTTCAGTATTACTGATGCAAATGATGTACCTGCATTAGGTTCAGCAGGTCAAGCATTAGTAGTTAATTCTGGTGGAACAGCTTTAGAATTTTCTAATGCTTCTTCAGCAGAAGTTTATGGATTTCACAAAGATAGTAATGGAGACTTAATAGTCACTACTACTAATCAAGGTGATGACGACATTTCAAGTGCAACATACGCCACATTTGATGATGTTTTATTTAGTGCGAGTGGTTTTACCTTCTCACTTAACAATGGCGAACTAATAGCAACAATATAAGGAAATAATATAATGGCTACAGTAAATCTCGGCTCAATTAAGTTCAAATGGAAGGGAACTTATGCAGGTGGAACAGCTTATACTATAGATGATGTCGTATCGTACAATGGTTCGTCATACATTTGTATATTAGCAAGTACAGGTAACCTTCCAACCAATGCGACTTACTTTGAACAAATGAGTTCAGCAGGTACTAATGGTACTGATGGAACAGATTTAGGAACAACATTAACTACACAAGGCGATATTGTTTATAGAAATGCGTCTGGTCTTGCTAGACTTGGTGCAGGAACAAATGGTCAAGCATTAATTACAGGTGGTACAGGTGCAAATCCTTCGTGGGGTGATGTTGGTGGTGGTCTTTTACAAATTAAAAGAGCAGAATATACTGGTACTGGTTCATTTAATAGTTCATCTGGTTATGCACAATTTGGTACTGTAAATGTTACGATAACACCAACTGCTAATGACAGTAGTTTTTGGATAAATGCTGTTGCTTATACTTCACCATCAAACCACGACACACCTTTTAAATTTAATATTTCAGATAGCCAAGTAGGAAATACAACAGCAATATTTACTGACGCAAGTAGAAGTCATACTCATTTAGGTGGTACTTCTCACTTTGGAGTTCCTTCTTTTGCTGGAGATGCAGCTGTAGATGACTATTACTTGTTTCAAACAAATGTTGGTGGAATGTACACACCATCATCAAATAATGGAAATGCAAGAACATTTAGACTTATTTGTTGGAACAGTTCAAATGGTTCACTAAATATTAACGAAACACAAGTTAACGCTAATAGTGTAGCTAATGGTGGTGTTTCTACTATTGAAGTTTGGGAAATTGCAAATGGAATTTATAGTTAATAATTTAAAAGGAGATATATAAAATGTCAAAATTAATAGGTCAAGCAATCAAAGAAATAAATCCTTCAGCAGAGTTTATTGCAGAAAATTATGATGTCAATTCTATTGAATGGTTGAATGGAACAACACCAATATCAGTTGCAGATATTCAAGCTAAAATAGCAGAATTAGAAACTGCTAAAACTAATGAAGAAAATCAAAAAGCTACAGACAAAGCTAATGGAAATCAAAAGCTATTAGACTTAGGATTAACACAAGCTGAAGCAACTGCATTAACTGGTTATACACCACCAGTAGCAGAGTAATTAAAATCTTAAAATCGTAGGAGAATAATAAATGAGTAAAGCTAGAAATATAGCTGATTTGCTAGATGCAACAGGAGATGTAGTATCTAGTGCATTAGATAATGTTCCACCAAGTGATAACGCAAGTTCATTAACTACTGGTACATTACCTGTAGCTAGACTAGCTGATGGTTCTATTACAGGTACTAAAATATCTGATGGTTCTATTACAAATGCTAAACTTGATAATGATGCTAAAGTTGTAAAATCAGCTTCAGCACCATCTACTCCAAGTGAAGGAGATTTGTGGTATGATACAGGAGATGAAACATTAAAAATATATTCAAATACAGATAGTGCTTTTGTTAGAGTTGTTAAAGTTATACCAATAATAGAAAGTATTTCTGGTAGTATGTTTAATGCAACAGCAGGAAATTTAACTTTAAGTGGTTCAGGATTTTTAAGTTCTAATTTAGTAGTATCATTTACACCTAGTGGTGGTTCAGCATCTACTGTAACTGTTACACCTACTAATGATACAACTGCTACAGTTGCTGTTCCTAGTGCAATTTACAATCAATCAGTTAGTACAGTAATTTCAATTTCAGTTCAAAATTCTGATTTTAAAAATTCTAATTCTATAAATAAAACAGTTTCTGCATTACCAAGTGGAGGAACAATATCAAATTCTGGTGGTTATCGTATTCATACATTTACATCATCTGGAACATTTACTACATCAGATACATTAAATAATGTAGAATATTTAGTTCTTGCAGGTGGTGGTGGCGGAGGAAGTCGTCATGGCGGTGGAGGCGGTGGCGGAGGCTATCGTTGTTCTGTAGTTGGAGAAAATTCTGGTAAAAGTTCAAGTGCTGAAAGTAGGCAAACTATAAGTGCAGGTTCATATACTGTAACTGTTGGTGCAGGTGGTGCAGGAGGAATAGGAGATACAGGTTTAACTGGAGTTGGAAAAAGAGGAGGAAACTCATCTTTTAATGGAATTACATCTACTGGTGGCGGTGGAGGTATGAATGATGGCGACCCACAAACAGAAAAAGATGGTGGTTGTGGTGGTGGTGCTGATTATGGCACAGTTATTGGTATTGGTACAGCAGGTCAAGGTTATGATGGTGGAACAGGTGCTCAAGGCTCTCCTGGTTATCATGGCGGTGGCGGTGGAGGTACTGGTCAAGTCGGTGGTAATGGTGTTGGTAATACTTCTGGTTCAGGAGGAAATGGTACAGCATCATCTATAACTGGTTCATCTGTCACAAGAGGTGGCGGAGGTGCAGGAGGAGTTCATGTCTCTGGTACAGCAGGTTCGCCTGGCTCTGGTGGTGGAGGTGTAGGTTCAGCAGGTACTTCTGGTGCAACAAATGGAGGAACTAATCTTGGCGGAGGCGGTGGAGCTTTAGGAGATGGAAGCGGTAGTTCTGGCACAGCAGGTAGTGGTGGTTCTGGAATAGTAATAGTGAGGTATCAATTATAATGGCACATTTTGCAAAAGTTAAAGATGGAATAGTTACTAATGTAATAGTAGCTGAACAAGAATTTATAGATAACTTAATAGACCATGAAAGAGGAAAATGGGTACAAACTTCTTATAATACTCATGGTGGAGTTCATACTTTAGGTGGAACACCTTTAAGAAAAAATTATGCAGGTATTGGTTTTACTTATGACCAAGAAAAAGATGCGTTTATTCCACCAAAACCTTATCCATCATTTATTTTAAACGAAGATACTTGTCTTTGGGAAGCACCAGTTGCTAAACCTACAGATGGTCAAGATTATACTTGGAATGAAACAAATCAGACTTGGGATTTAGTTGAAGAATAATGCCTAGAAAAAAGATTACACCAAAAGAATTTAGCGAAGTCGCTACAGGTGTAAGACTTTCATCACATGAGAAACTTTGTGCTGAACGAATGAATAACATTCTAAAAAGCATAGATGAAATGAAAAAAGAAATTAAGTCGTTAAGACAAGATGTATCTATGGGTAAAGGTGGACTTAAAGTTATCCTTGCACTTGGAACATTAATTGTTGGTATTATAGGGTTCTTTCAATTTAAATGAAATATTTATTAGTGCTGTATATGTGCAGCATGAATACTGGACAATGTCCTTCTCATACATACGCAGGTTATCAATTTAATAATCATTACGATTGCGTCATGAATGGATATGCAGTTGCTCAAACTACATTTAAACAATTAGAAGAAAATTTAGAATGGGACAAAGAATATATAAACGAAAACAAAATCGTTATTAAATTTGAATGCCGTGGGATTAAAGTGGAGAATATATAATGGGATTACCAATATTAAAATTATTAACGTTTGGTGTTAAAACAGCAGCAAACATTTATCAAACAAAAAAAGAAACAAAGCAACTTGAAGCAGTAGCAGAGAGAAACCATGTAGAAAGGATGGTCAAAGGTGAAGTCGAATATAAGAAAGCTATTATCGCTAGTAATGATAATGGTTGGAAAGATGAATTCGTCTTGGTTCTTATATCCATTCCTATTATTCTATTGGCTTATTCTGTTTTCTCTGACGACCCTGACATACGTGCTAAACTAGATATTTTCTTTGAGTATTTTTCTAATATGCCTTTTTGGTATCAGGGATTATTCATAGGAGTAGTTGGCTCAATTTATGGTCTTAAAGGTGTCGACTTAATGAAACGAAAATGAGAGATACTAAAATTTTAGAGTCTTATAAACAACACGCAGAAAAAAAATTAAAAGAAATGAATCTTACAAAATATCTTAAAAAAGAAGTTAATTATGGCGCTAATGGTACTCAGAAGTATGTAATTAAAAAAGGTATTAATAAAGGTAAGATTGCAGAATGAAAAAAGAACATAACACAATGTTAATAGGTCTATTAGGAACTATCTTGTTAGGATTATCTAGTTGGGCTTTGATGACTATTATTCAATTAGAGGTTCATATCGGTATGTTAACAGAAGAAATTATGTCAATAGATAAACAAATAGGAAGAATTTACAATCACATGGACAGATTAATGGAGAACAAATAAATGATTATATACGGAGAAACACCTACACAATGGAAAAACCATTTTGTAACTTGGATTAAAGATAACAAAAGAAAAGTTATAGCTTTTGTTGTTTGGTCAATAATATTACTAGCAATATAATGTCTGACAAGCCAAATTCGTTTGAAGCTAAAACTAAAGTTCTACCAAAACTTTTAGTAGATAAAGCATACGAGATGTTAACAAGTGGAGACAAGTTAACAGCTAGTGAATTAAAGGTTTGTTTAGATACTTGCAAAACTTATGGAGTGGAAGTAGATGAACAACCTAAGAACAGTATCACAGACGATTTACCATTTGACGAAAAATAACATTCGATGGATAGGATTTATTCTAGCTGCAATGTCAGTAGGAATATTATCTAGCACAATACTACGATTACAATGGTTTGGATGGTTTATAGGCGCAATATCTTGCTCTATATGGATTATAATATCTTTTAAGGACCAGGACAAACCAAGAACTCTTATGGAGTGTATGTATTTAGGTCTATCCGTCTACGCTTGTTATAATTGGTTTAATTATGAATAAAAAAACACCACAAATAGAGCCAAGTGTAAAAAACTTTAAAAATTTTTTATATCTTGCTTGGCAACACTTAAATCTTCCCAACCCAACACCTATACAATACGATATAGCAGATTATCTGCAAAATGGTTCTAAACGTATAGTAATAGAAGCTTTTAGAGGAGTAGGTAAATCTTGGATTACATCAGCTTTTGTATGTCATCAACTTTTACTTAACCCTCAAAGAAATATTCTAGTTGTATCTGCAAGTAAAAACAGAGCAGATGACTTTAGTACATTTACACAAAGACTTATAAGTGAAATGCCTTTGTTACATCATTTAAAACCTAGGGATGACCAACGTCATTCTAAAGTTTCTTTTGACGTAGCACCGGCTAGAGCGTCACACGCACCTTCAGTTAAATCTTTAGGTGTTACATCGCAATTGACTGGTTCACGTGCCGATTTAATTATCGCAGATGACGTGGAGTCAGCTAATAACTCTCAAACACAATTAATGAGGGACAGACTTGGTGAGACCGTAAAAGAATTTGACGCTATCATCAAACCTGAAGTAGGACGTATTGTATTCCTAGGTACACCTCAAACAGAAATGAGTTTGTACAATGACTTGGAAGAAAGAGGATTTCAAACAAGAGTATGGACGGCTTTATATCCTACACCAACGCAGCAGATTAATTTAGGTAGTAAACTAGCACCAACAATAACTGAAGCGTTAAAGAAAGATAAAAAGTTAGAAGGTAAACCTACAGACCCACAAAGATTTGATGAAGTAGACTTAATGGAACGTCAAGCTTCTTATGGTCGTAGTGGTTTTGCATTACAGTTTATGTTAGATACAACTCTAAGTGATTTAGAAAAATATCCACTTAAACTTAACGACTTAATTGTAGTATCTGGTTTATCTACATGGAAGGAAGCCCCTGCAAAGATACAATGGGCTTCTTCTACAGACCAAATTAAGAATATAGACAGTGAGCTGCCTAATGTCGGACTTAAAGGTGACTATTACGTTGCACCTATGTATATGTCCGAAGAATACGCACCATTTGAAGGTTCAGTTATGGCAATTGACCCTGCAGGACGTGGTGCTGACAGAACAGGTTTTGCTGTAGTTAAAATGCTTCACGGTATTTTATACGTAACAGCTTGTGGTGGACTTATAGGTGGTTATAGTGACAGTACGCTTGAAGAGCTTAGTACAATAGCTAAACACCAAAAGGTTAACTATGTAGTAATTGAGTCTAACTTTGGTGATGGAATGGCAACAGCCCTTCTAAAGCCCATAATGGCTCGTATACACCCTTGTTCAATCGAGGAGGTAAGACACTCAAAACAGAAAGAACTACGAATTATAGACACTCTAGAGCCTGTTATGAACCAACATAGACTAGTTGTTAGCCAAGAATTAATTAAGGATGACTTTAAGTTAGACCTGGACCACCAATTGTTTAAGCAAATGACTCGTATTACTAAAGACAAAGGTTCTATTAGACATGATGACCAACTAGACGCTTTATCTATTGCAGTAAATTACTGGGTAGAGAGAATGGACAGAGACCAAGAGTTATCGTTTAATGAGCATAAGAATGATTTATTGCAAAAAGATTTAGATAGATTTATGGAAAATGCAGTTGGTAGAAAGCCAAGTAATTCAAGGTGGTTTAATTAGTACCCTTATTAGAACTAGGGGGTAGAAAGTCACCTATATGTAA